GAATTCGCCTTGGCAAGTGCTTTGTCGATGCTCTTCATTGGGGTCTCCTTAGTATGGGGGGTCTCATTAAGGGGCATGTAATTTCTGCGAGGTAAAGTGAAACCTAGAGCCCGTGTTAGGGGCTTTTAGGCTTACTCATCCGTAAGGGCATAGTATTCATCAAGCAGATTGTGTTCTGTCAGAAACGCGTTCCATTCCTTTACAGCAGCACGGTGAATCAGGAACATCGCTGTCGCGGTGGCCATGACTCCAAGTGCTACCTTGTGGTCTGAAACGAACTTCTTCAGGATATCAATCTTCTTCATGATAAAATTCCTTTCGTTGGGGGTCTCACTATACCCCATGCAATTCTTGCGACCCTTTTTCGAAATTTCCACCCGGGGAATTTTTGCCAAACTAAAACCAAACCCCATGTGGGGAATGGCTCTGAGAATCTAGGTAGGTTACTTAGTTAAGAATCGTACTGCCAACACTACCAGCCACAGTCCTCCAGTGAAGATTGTGAGTGCTAGGTGGACGAGCAGTTTTAACATTGCGGTCTCCTTACATAGATGGGTCTCACTATAAGCTATGTAATTTCTGCGAAAACCAAAGCCCTTGTGGGGGCTCTGGCTCTTGAGACTTTACTCAGGGTTGGATGGGTTCTTGTACACAGGTTCGATGAGTTCTGGGTTCAGAAGTGCACGAATCACTGCGGCTTCCATCCGCGTCCATTGATGCTCTACCTCGCTAGTTGCGCTAGTGGCTGAGATCGTGACTGTATCGCGGGTGTAAGTTACTGTGATTGTTACTTCATTTCCCAACTCGTTTTCAAACGTGCGTGAGAATGCAACCATGTTCTTCCTTTCGTTAGGGGTCTCATTAGAAGCTATGTCAGTTTCGCGAGATAGTCAAAAACAAGAGGGCATGTAGCGTTGGCTACACACCCCCTCATTTGTCCGTAACTGTTGGGTCGAGTGTTACCGTAGCTTGAGCACGAAGCTCATGGCTCGTGAGGTTATGACGTTTACTCGTTCGTATTGAAGGATTAATATGATTCCGATAATGTTTCCGGTGACAAGGATCAGTGTGTCTGGACTGGGTCGTTTAGGATGTTTATCATCTCTTAACTTAGCAAGTTTCGTTACTTGATCCACTATCGCTGGTGTTTCTTTCGGATCGTACGGTTCCTTAGCAATTCGTGCGAGTAGTTCGTTAATTGCCTCATCGAACACGAGGTTCGGTTTGGGCTTTCGGTTAAACATACGGTCTCCTTTGTTAGGGTCTCACTATAGGAGATGTTTGTATTGCGACCCTACTCAGTTGGAGGTCGGCCCTTGACTTGAAGAAGAATCTCTCCCTTAGTCTCAAGCGCTTTAAGATCTATTGATGTCATGCGAAGAACACTATCGCCCGGTTCATCACCCTCAGTCCACACGAGTGAACCATCATACTGACTGCCCCGAGCAGAATAAATCGACTTAAGCCAGACAACTGCGACACCAATGAAGGTGTTTAAAACGGCGATGGTTCCATTAACTTCGGCAGCATATGAAAAATGCCAAATCTGCGCAAGTGCAAAATATAGCGCACCAATAGCAGGTAGCAACAGTTGAGCTGTGAGTTTCAGTTTGTCATACACAGCACTGCTAGGTAGCTTTGTCTGCGAAGGTACCACTGCGGACTCCTTAGTTAATTGATTTCTTCCAAAGTCCTAGAATCTTTCCATATGGTCTGGCCAGCTTCCACACCCCTGCAACTTTAACATAAGGAATAGCTTTCTTCCAAACACCACTGGACCGTACATAAGCTCCGGCAACAGTAGTCGTATTTGAGATCGAAGAATATGGACCTTCTCCAACTGAATTCGCTGCCTTAACCTTGAAGTAGTACTTCACGCCAGGACTAAGACCGGTAATTGTTTTATTATCGTCGGCTGTTGTGGTAGTACTACCAGTTGCGTCTATAGCTGTGCCATAACTAATCGTATACAAAGTAACCGGTAATCCATCTCCAGGATTCTGCGTCCAAGCTAAACCCACTGTAGTTTGTTCAACGTTAGATATAGTCGGCGTACTTGGTGCCCCTGGATTTCGAGGAATGGTCGGTAGATCAAAGTTAGCAGATCCATCCGAGAGAAGATTAGGTCCACTACCTTCCCATCCTCGAATAGATACATTTAAATTAAAGTTCTTTGTGCCGTTGGCATTGTGGCCAACATTAATTGATCCAGAAGCAAGCCATAACGGTTGGTGATTATGTCCCGAATTAAACGCATGAACTCCATCGCCGCCGTCATTGTCTAAGTAAACCAGAGTGCCATTGACATTAGCTGAACCTAGTCTAAGACCACGACAGGAAAACGCCGGGAAAGACCAACCAACTTGCCAGTTGATTGTTGAATAGTTACCGAGAACATTCTGAGAGGCAAGCTGCCAGGCAATAAAAGCAAAGTCGCCTAGGCTACCAACATCGCCGTTAACCTGCCCTGATGTAGACATAGATCCTCCTACGGCAAGATCTTGAAGTAGATGTCTCCATCGTTGCCACCAGATGGATCAGCGGTTCCGGACGAAATACCAGAAGCAGTACGGTAGTTCGCTTTGCCAACCGGAATGAGTCCTTTGACCAAAGCAATGAAGTCGCGGGTACGGTTAATCTCTCTTGCGCCCCAACGGACGCGTCCTTCCTCTCCCGTATCTGGGACAAGAGGATATCCAGCAGCTACGGCGTCATCACCAATAGCCATGTCGCACCTCCTTTGCTATGGTTGGTCTTCCCAGTACTCAACTGCGCCGAGGTCATCCCACTCTTGAATGTAATCCCAGGCAATCCAAGAACCAGGATAGATGAATGTATTTACTGACAAAGTCGGATAAGTTCTTTCTCCTTCTTTGTCATGAATAAAGATTTGTTCAGTTACTTGCATGTTACTAGTGGTGCCATCATCGTCTCTCAACTCTACAAGATCGCCGAGATAATAGTCTACCTCATACTGATATGTAGCTACAGCCGAAAGTTGTCCATCCAAAGCTAAGAACATTCGATTCTTGGCAAGTTCGTCCTTACCCTTCTGAGTACGTTCGTCCAAAGTTAACCCATCGTCACATTCGACCATGAGCACTCTACGTTCAAACCCAGCAATGCTAGTATCGACATTCTCCTCGTATACAAGCGTCACATTTGTAGAATTAAATACATATGCTACATTCTTATGTACTGCTGAGGAAGTTAGTCGATTAGTATTACGAAGGTTATCTAAGTCAGGACTAAATATTACAGCCGGAAGAGTTGATTGTCCTGTAGTTCTATCACTTCCCATGTAAATATCGGCATAGAGAAGATTTGTCGACGGGTGCCGAACAATTTTAAACCCAATCGCAAAAGCATCGAGTATGCCTTTCATCGCATCATATAAAGTTTGGATCGATGCTGGGAAGAAAATCGATTCTGTAGGAAAAGAGATGGTATCAGTTGGATACCAGTCAGTTGCTCCAGTAATTAATGGACTGATAATATCTCCAGCATTAAGCGTACCATCGACACAAACATAATTAAACATATCACTAAGAAGGTTGGCTGCCGTATCCGAATAATCACCCCAAGGAGACCATACGCCGGCAGTTACAAGAGCAAGCATGCGTTGTTTGAGAATATTTTCGAAAGATGGTCCGGTAATTTTTAGAATACGGCGACCATCATCGTCGGTGACATCTTGAACCGTCTCTACCGTCATTATACGATTAGACGCATTCACTGCAAGATTTACACCAGGAATAAATCTAGTTCGATTCTCAAGAGTAGAAACAATATGTAATTCAAAATCACCAATTGAGCTAAATCGTTCAGACCAAATCAATGATTCGAATTTATCTACTACTATGATACGACGATAGAGGCTGTCAAGAATATACACCTCCATTACAAACCTCCATACCTAGGGGTATACTCGAATGTGTATGAGATCGCAGCACCTACAGCATAAACACGAAAATAATTGTCGCCTGGATCTAGTTCGGTCCAAGTTGATTGCGGTGATACCCCATACAAGAAAGAGGTAGTAACCGCCGACCTTGTAAGTGTGACGGCTTTACTACCAGCAATGCTATTGATTACTAGAATATCATCAGCCTGAAGCGTACCCGCGAAATCAATCGTATGGGTAACGCCATCACCTCCGCGAATATAAACAGTAAACTCGGTAAGTGCACGATCTATAAGAAGCGTTAAAATTCCTCCGACTTCTACTGTTCCATCGTATGTTATAAGAGTTTCTGTAACATCGTCGACGGTATCGCCTTCAAGTACTATGGATTCAAGAGCGATGAAATCTGGATCATAGCAGATTAAAGATATAATTACTTTGGGTTCTGCAGTAAAGAGAACGGAATCAAATGATTCTATTCGTCCCATAATATTTACCGTAAAATCATCCTCGAGAAAGAAGCGAAGACCTACTTCAGACTTGGGCATGAAGAATTGGTACAGTCGATTACGAAGATCACGCACTGAGGTTGTAACATAATCGGGGTCGAGACCCAGAGTAATGATAATGTTCCGGGTCTCTCTCCGACTTGACTGATATAGTGCGCCATCATAAACTGCGAACGAAGAGGATACAAGAGTTGCCTTAACTGGGTCTAACCCATCAATACTTTCGACGATCAACCCATCGTCGGCCGACTCTAACCCTAGAGTTAGAAGCTGGCCAGAAGAGGATCGTACTTCAACTTGGGATATCATTAGTTAGGTAGCACCCCCTTCGCAGTAGACAGCTGGTTCTTAGTGTTCCTATAGATCTCAGCCGTAGATAGAGCCTTCGGCGAAGTATTATACTGGTTGAAGTTATACGTGTCGCCATCGTCCATAGTAGATTCAGAAGACTCGTCCTGATTCTGTTGATAACCATCTGCGGCTTGACGTGCTGAAGAATATGCCGCTTCTACACGGAATGGTTTGGTATCCAGCATCTTCCAAATATCGGCCGACTTACGTTCTACATCGGATAGATCGAGAACGGGCGTAATTATAGGCGTCATGTCCATATCATGAGGAATGACATCTGCCATACCCGTAAGTGCACCGCGAAGGGAATCAAGCGTGTCTTCTCCAAGTTGCTCAGCAGCCACTACGGCTCCACGAGAATATATCTTAAGACCAATGGTTAAACCTTCAACGATCATTCGTGATGCCCAGATAGCTTCCTTAGCAGGAGAACTAATGTCAAAGAAGTTCAGGACCCCATGCCATGCGTTCTTAGCTATGGCCAGAAGTTTGTCACCAATCTGACCACCAAAGGCATTGAATCCCGTAACAGCACCCCGAACAATAGCCCACGCCATGTCGGCGCCAGCAGTGCCTAGTCGTCCAGAATTCTGATTGATAGCTTTTGTGATGCCATCCATAATAGCAATGATCATCTCAAAGCCAGCATTTACAATCTTGGGTATGTTACGTCCAAGAGCATTCAAGAACTGAGTGATTATGTATGTTACCATGTCGACAACTCGTCCGATGTTGTCACCCATACCCTTAAGGATACCAATGAGAATATGAAGACCAGCTTCGACTATCTTCGGGATTGACTTTTCGAGAATATCGAGAATCACTAAGATTAGTTTGTAGATGAAATCACTAAGTTTTGGTAGAAGATCGTCTAAGGCATCGAGGAGATATACGATGAGTTTAACAATCAACTCCACAAGCTTTGGAACGGCTTCAACAAGGACATCAATAAGGATTAGTAATGCAATTCCGATCTGTTTAACAATCGTTGGAATAAGTCCGATAACAGCACTAATTATTCCAACGAAAGCTGCAACTCCCGCAGCACCGGCAATACTTAATGCTGTTAGTGCCGTTGCAAAGAACAATACACCAGCTCCGGCAAGGGCAAGTCCCAAGCCAAGCAAGGCAACTGCTGCTCCCAAACCAAGCATCGCTGGAATTACTGGCTGAAGTACTAATGCTGCAACTCCAAGAACAGTAAACGCAAGAGCAAGAGTAACAAGGCCCTTGACTATTTCGCCCCAAGACATGCCACCTAGAGTCTTAAGAACTCCAGCCAGTGCAACTAGGGCACTAGATACGATCAAGAGAGCAAACGCTCCTGATAGGGTACCGCTCATGACAATCAAAGCTACGGCGACAATCGCTAAAGCACCAGCAAGAGTAACAAGACCCTTAACAATAGTGCCCCAATTCATGCCGCCCATCTGCTCGAGAGCTTTGGCAAGAATGACAATCGCAGTAGCTACGATTAGAACACCTGCGGCTTGCAATGGGGCAGTTGGCGGGATGGCTATAAGAGCCGCACTTATCAGAATAAGACTCGTCGCAAGGATAGCCATTCCTTTGCCGACGTTTTCCCAAGATATACCGGACATACTCTTTATAGCTTCGGCTAGGATGAGCATTGCCGCGGCTACAATAACAATGCCCGTCGCTTGGAGAGGGGCAGTTGGCGGGATGGCTATAAGAGCCGCACTAATAAGGACAAGGCTTGCCGCTAGAACAGCTATACCTTTTCCAATGTTTTCCCACGAAACACTGGAGAGATCTTGTACTGCACTGGCAAGTATCTTGATACCTGTGGCCAGAAGTACAATACCTGCGCCAGAAAGAATACCAGTCGCATTAGCATTTGCAAACATAGTGAAGAGAGTGAGAGCTCCAAGAAGAGCGGCAACGCCCGTAAGTCCTCGAGCCATCTCTTCCCAATTGAGATCTACCATATCATGCACCGCGCTAGCCAAGATCTTAATAGCAAACGCAATAGCAACTATCCCAAGACCTGTAGATATAAGTCTTGCGCCGTCTGGCATAAGAACGGATGCTGCGGTAATAGCTGCTAGAAGAACTGTGACTCCAGTTAGACCTCTAGCAAGCTCGTCCCAGTCAAGTGAAGACATGCTCTTCACTGCAAGGGCTAGAATATTAATAGCGATGGCAAGAACAGTCATAGCTGCAGCCATCACATAGATCTTTACGACGTGAGTACTTGGGAACTGCGTCATAATTGCTAATGAAGCAAGAAGCTGAGTAAACATGATAGCAATAGCTGACATAGCTACTGCAAGTTTCGCAGAGTCAATATTAGACAGAATTGAAATAGCCACGGCTAGAACTCCGACAGCAATCGCAATCTGAAGAAGTGTAGCTGCTTGCAAAGTGGTCTGCATAGCATTTAATGCACTGGTCAACGATCCAATAACGCCGGTGATGCCACCCCTACCAAACCAATCTTTCAGAATGATAAGGAAGGCTACCAACGTACCAGTATTAATTGCGGCAAGCATATCGCCAAAGTTTACGCCTCCGACAACCTCGGCGACGTCTGTCCAAATTTCGACAAACTTACTTGCCATTGGCTCAAAGAAATTCCACATTGCTTCTGCAGCAAGACCCATACGAGTCCACGCATAGGTTATGAAGTTAAGAAGAGTTCCAAGAGGACCGAGCTGAAGAGCAAAGTCTGAAACTCTACCTGCTGCATCATCAACGTCGAAACCTTCAAACAACGTTGCTAAACCTTTAGTCAACGCGGTTATTAGCTTGATAGGCACTTCAATGACGTTTTTAATTCCATCGAAGAACTTGATGAGACCTTGACCCTCATTGATTGATTTCCTCAAGGCTACAAGGAAGTCCCCAATATTTGCGGTTACGCTAAGAATGTTGCCAGCACCTTCTCCGGCACCCGAAAATAGTTCGAACAAGACACGAATTACCTGCTTTAGAATGTCATAACCGATGCCAAATATAGCGAACACTCCAGCGAAAGTCCTCCGGAGCTTATCAGCAGTTTCAGCACTTATAACTAGTAACGCTGTAAAGTTTTTAAATGACGCCGAGAAATCGGCAAGTTGTTTTCCTGTAGTTTTAGGGAACATCAATCGGAATGCTTCACCAATGGGTTCTAAAACTTGCCCAAAGACTTTGAACACGTTAGCGATACCGGCAAATAGGTTGTCACGTCCGCCAAGAGATTTCCATTCAGTTAAAAGCTGGTTGCGAGAACGTGCTGACTTTCCGATGATCCCATCGAGTACGCCGTATACTCCAGTCCAAAGAGCTTTTGCCTCTTCGAAATTACCAAAGATTAGTTGCCAAGTCTGTCCCCATCCAGAGCCAGCGGACTCCCGCAAAGACCCCAATAGTGCAGACATCGTCTTAACCTCAGTTGCTGCGGCACGAGCAACAGCAGCCTGCTTCTGGATAGCTTCAATCTGGGTTTGGCTATATCCCATCACAGCGAGTTCAGCATCAGTCAAGTCGCCAGTAAACTGAGCAAGAGTTTGTGACAGAACGTCGGTTGTTAACCATCCCTCTTGCAACGAGTTACGGAATGAATCTCCGTTGATCTTGACCGTCTGCATGGTTCCGCTAAGTTCTACTGCTGTAGAATTCAACGTACCCATAACTACAGCAGTTTGTGCCAATGCTCGCTGGAAAACCGTACCACCCATACCAGCGTTTACGACCGAGTTCCAGTCGATCAAACGAACTGTTCCTGTCGCAAGAGCTTGAGAAAGTTGGTACATGGCCATAGAAGCTTGCTCCGAGTTTGACCCGGAGAGAGCGGCGAGGTTTGCGATACCCTTAATAGCAGCAACAGCTGGTTCAAGAGCTACACCAGCGGCCGTGAATGTACCGATATTCTTGGCCATCTGTGCGAAGTTATAAATCGTCTGGTCAGCATACAAGTTAAGCTCTTGTAGAGCATCAATAACTTGCTGCATTGTGACTGCAGCAGCACCAGTATTCGCCAGAATCGTCTGGATGGAGTTAATGTTGGTCTCATACTCCCGAAAACCAGTACTGATTGGATCGATTGTCAAGGATTTAACAACGGCGAGACCTGTAATAGCTGCTTGATGAGCGATAGTTACAAGAGCTGTAATAGCAGTAACAGACATCGCAGAGAATTTGTTAGCTAGATGATCGACAGAATCAGCAATATGACCAAGTTGAACGTTCTTACCAGCTGCATGAACATCGGCGAGACCTTTGGTAGCCCCCTCAAGCTTCAAACTCTTGTTTAGGGCGTCTAACGACGCGAGCGTTGTCTTGATTCCATGTTCAAACTGGGCATTGTCAAACTTCATACTAACAACGCGTTCATCGATGTTGCTCATGCAGAGGTCACCGCCTTCCACAACTCGTCGGAGATTTCGTCAAATATAGGCTTTAGTGCTGGGTTGATGTAGTCGACTCCCGCGACAAAACCACCGTTCCCTGTTCCATAGCCGTATTGAATCATCAGTGCTACAGGGAATCCATTCTCAACATCTGAGTTTGTGAATGTGAGAATATAGATTGAGCCCCGTTTACTGATCTCGTATCCCCAAGAATTAGAAGCTAGGCCAGAATTCACTGGAGTGGCCATGCGTAGTGCCAATACGCCACTAAGACCACCTTTATGAAGTATCGCCATAGTATCTTGGTTCCGCTTTAGCTTAGCAAGAAACTCCTCCGTCTTGCTGAAGGAGCCGCTTGTCGAAATATCAAACATTAGGCTCCTTTCAAAGTCGATTAAATGCTTAGTTCGTAAAGTCCTGCAAACTGAGCTGGATTCATCATGGTGACGCCTCTAGTTCCGGCTAAAGTCCAGCCGCCTTGAATAATCCAGTCATTAAGTTGCGCGGTTCGACCTTCGCCATTAGCTAAAACTATCTCCAAAGTGTCTCCTACAATTGTTGTTGTACTGATTACACCGGAGGCCGATCTAACGAATTGACGAATCTCAGTTACATTCGTACCGATCCATTGAACTGCGTCGATATAGGGATGATATCTAGCCATGTTCACTCCTACGCGGGATAAGTTCCGGTCAGCAAGAAATCCGAGCCGGTCTTGAAGCTGATACCACCATTCAGGAACAGCGAGATGGAAGTGTAAGCGGCAGATGTCTTGTAGATGCCACCACCCCACGTAACGAAGTTGGCTCCGACGGCGAGATACGAGTGGCTAACATAGGTGAAAGCAACATCACCGGAGTGAGGGTTGTCCCAGCCGGTGATCTGGATGGTGGCGTTGCTCCATCGACCCGTTGTGTCGTTGATAACTCCACACACAGCCTGGCCATCCGCATCATCGTGCGCGGAGTTATAGGCCCCCGTACCCGGGTTGCACTGGGCGTATGACCAGGCGTAGTCCGACGCGCCCGAGGCTCCGTTGATCCGCAGATACATGGCAACGGCGCCACCAGACGCCATCCTGGCCGACACCTTGAGTGTGATGTCCCGGAGGTTGCTGGGAATGCTGGAGAACGTCACCGTGGCTGTGTCGGCGCCAATGGTCTGCCGAGCTACGTAGAGCGTGTTGTCTGCAACGATAATGCCATCGGTCTTGAGTTGTCCAACTCCATTGCGATACAGGTTCGTATCCTTCGCAGAGCCAAAAACGAGCACGGCATTAGCAGCGTTCTGCTGGCCCTGGATCCCGACTGCGTCAGCGATGTTGACGTCTACCAGCTTACCATCGTCACCAATGAAAACAGCGTCTCCAGAACCGCCACCGAAACGACCTTTAGCTGCGGTAACGTCTCCAACCACGATCAATGCGTCGTCAGTCTTTAGCGTATTAGCTGCAGAGCGATATAAATTGGTATCACCAGCCCAGACAATTTGCTGAGTTGAAGGCAAATTGTTCAGAGCATAGAATTTCGACCAAGCAGACCAACCGCCAGAATTCGTACCTTGCCGCATCCAGTATTCGTATTCAACTGAAGATGCGCCTGATCGAGTCCACATCTGGTAGGCCGAGGCGGCTAACGCTTGAACTGTCAGCAGCGTTCCATCCATGCCACCAAAGTCCCAGCCACCGGCAGTTGCCTCGGTAGCAGTTACCCACGTTAATGAAAAACCCATTGGGTATGAGCTGGGAAGATCAGTCTCAGGATAGTCGTCAATATCAATATAAGTCACAATGCTATTGTCAGGAATTGCAACCAAAGCATAGCCTGCATCAATTGTGGTTGTATCAAACCTAGTTAAGATAAGATGCCCATTTATATCGATTTCGCCATCAACAATCGAAGCAGCCTCAATGGCTTCCATTCGAGTAGCAGTCAAGCCCGTTACAGTAGCCATGGGTCTCCTCCCCTATAGCGAATGGATTGCGTAGCTTTCAGCATCGATAAAAATGGCGGATGGCCAGGTAATCTCGAACGTCGTTGCATCGAGCATAATAATCGCACTATCTGGGCCAATAGCTGTCCAACTACCATCTCCGTGATCAATAATTTGAAGAATGGAGTTTGTTTCAAATATATCAAAAATTTCATCGGGAAGAGGTAATCGAGGCGCATTACCTTCAGTTCCATAAAGAATGTCCTCAAGCGCTTGCACAGTCCAGGAATATGCAATTTCTGTCTCAATTACTAAATGCGCAGATCGTTTTATTCCTGGAATATCGATTGGCAGTGTAGTAAAGTTCCAACTATATATTTCAATTACTGATTGTTGATTCAAAAATATCGCCGGAGCTAAAAATACATTATAAACAAGATGCAAACGATAGTGATCCTTTGTCATTGTTCGATAAGATAGTCCAAATGGTTTAGACCGTTTCTGGATAAATATATGTTCATAGAACGATGGCGGATAACTAATCAAATTAATGCTCCCAGAGAAAAAACCACTACCAGATCGGTTAACAACTTTATGCCCATCTTGATAGTGCTGACGTTTAATTGCTTCTGCCGGGGTCTCAGTTACGGATATGAGTCCATTCCAAGCTTCACCAGCCCCGATCAAAGGGTAAAACACTCCTCGATCTAATCCCGCCTCATAATCACGAGCATCCCAGGTCAGCCTAGTGATGGTACTCACCTCCTAGTTCGGGGTCAACGTTATGTTGTCAACTGTCTGCGCCTGTGTTGTATCAGCAACCACAAGGGCTTCATGGAAGAATATAGCTACAAGTTGATCTGGCGTTGGCAACTGTGACGAATCTCCTTCAGTACCATAAAGTAGATCTTCAAGCACAGCTAGATCCGATGGATTAGCATAACGTGAATCTACTACGAAATGCGCCGTACGCTTGAATGCAGAAACAGGAGGCGGTAAAGTTGTGATTGTCCAACTCAACTGCATTGGGTCTGCAGAATCACCAAGAGTTGCATGAGCTCGAGTAGCAGGTGCAGCAAGTGCACCATAAACTAAATGAATCTTGTATCCTAAATCTGGTCCTTCGATTTCGTTACCAATTCGTGTTCGGTATGAAAAACCGAAAGGCTTTCTTGGCTGTTGTGTGGCGAAAAGTCCATTGTGGATTGGTATGATCCCATCACTTGGGCCAAATTCCGCCGGAGCTCCATAAGACACAAGCGTCGCATTAAACTCTTCAGCCGTAGCCAAATTAAGATACTTCACACCATCAAGGTAATAAGGTCTTGGTAATCCTCCCCCGGGGGATTCTGTCACTGAAATAAGGCCAGACCAAGCGACACCAATGCCGTCAAGAGGATACAAAACACCTTGGTCAATACCAGTTTCAAAGAATCGCTCAGTTCGAGCTCCCCAAACAAGTTGTGCCATGTCGTTCCTCCTTTCAGCCTTTCGTTCCCATAGATTCACGTCTCTGAGCATTTAGAGAACGCTGATGTTGCATCATTTCTCGACGTCCAAGTTTCCGTTTCGGTTGATTCTTTAGGTTAATTACCTTAATAAGTGTAAGAAGACGATTCAAATGCCATTTCTCACAGTAAAGAGGAACGTTAAGAGTAACCATCCAATAATAAATGATTTCGGCTGTGATTACATCTCGAACCGGACGTTTTGGACCGATCTCTTTGAACGTTGTAGCCGTTTGTGCTGCGTTGATGTAGACGTTAATAGCTTGAACATTGTCTTTTGACAAGTGTTGAAAGACTTCTGCAGGAACTCCCGGAGACAAAACCATAGCCATTATGTATGCGAGAGTTTCTGCAGAAGTTTTATCATCAGTACCTAAGAATGGCTTTTCGAATTTCGACTCCCATTTTGACAGTGAGACCAGAGAATGCTCAAGCTGCAAGTCGAAAGACTGCATGGTAACAAACTCACCGGTTGCTTCATTGAAACCCTCAGTAAGTGGAACAGTAATGCTGAGCACCTCTGGTCTCCTCTCTTAGTAGAAGTGTTTAGACGAAGACGATGAGCCAGTCGTCGTCCACACCAGCCGGGAAGTAGTAGCCGGCTGCTGGGCGAGCCTTGATGAACATGTTTTCCGTAATCGGAGCGGTCGGACCTGATGGCAAGTCGCCGTCGGCGTCCGTGTAGTAGATGACGCCAGTAACGGCCGGGATTGTAACGATGTCGGTGGCCGAAACATACGTTGGCTCAAGAGGCGTGGCCGACGTCATAGTACCGGTGAAGATGGCCAGAACAGCTGCCGGTGACGGCAAGGACGGATCGGTACCGACTCCACCATAAAGCATTGCCTCGAGCGTGGCGAGAGCAGTAGAATCTACCTTGGTTGAATCAATCGTCATACTCGCAGTAGGCTTGTAGGTACTTACGGCCAAAGGAGTCGTAGTGACTTCCCAGCTGAATGTAATTGCCTCAGGTGAGTCGTTGATCGTGTTGTAAGCTTTCTCGGATGGTGCCGCGAGGCAATTCCAAACCAAGTGTAGCTTGTAACCGAGCTCAGTGTTGAGAAGATCGTTGCCAAGACGAGTACGGTATGACAGGCCAAACAACCTTCGTGGCTGCTGACCAATAGACACACCTGCTTCTGGCACTGCTGATCCATCACACTCAGCGAATTCGTCGGGGTAGGTATATGCTTCGACAGTGCACCCGAATTCCTCAACCGAGAGGAGGTTAAGGTATTTGATGTTGTCTGCATAAGTCGCGGTTGCTTCTGCACCAGTCGGAGACTCGGTGACAGTAGTAAGACCGTTCCATGCAAAGCCGGTGTCATAAACACCGCTTGGGTTCGGTAGGTATAGAACTCCATGATCGACACCGGTCTCATAGAACCGTTCGCCGACATTGTCCCAGGTAAGAGCAGTCACTGTACTCCCCTTCAGAAGTAGAGATTGAAGACGGTGTGGTTGAGATTGTTCACCGCATACGCCCTGCTAAAAATACACAAAGGCAAAGAAGCAACCGTTTTCGGAATCACACTATCAGGATCCTTATCGATTACGGTCACCATGTATCGCGTCGTGAAACGGTACGGTGAGTTATTCGCGAAGTCCGTGCTCATGTTATTAACCTTGTACACGATACACGGATACGCCATTTCGAGACCCGCTGGCGGCTGGAAATATACATTAGGGGCAATAATCTCAAGAAGAGATTGGAGTTGAGTCCTTGTCCCCATTCCAAACACCTCCCAACCGCAGAATAAGCCGAGGTCTCTCGACAGTCACTTCCGTAACTTTCCAGAGAACCCCTTGCCACCGAATATAGCGCATCGCGAAGATGTGTTCGTTGGCGTATGCGTCCGCGACAATGCTGATCGAGTTCTGAACAGAAATATCATCATTTACTTTCTGTTCATCCTCCCGAAGTTTTCGCACGTTTCGCATCACGTCGCCATAATATGGACGTTCCGTGATAATAGATGTGAAAACTCCGGGAGCACTCTCTACAGTCTCGCCGTACCCGATTGCACCAAAAAACTTAGCCACCGGGTACTACACCTCCGATTTATGCGTCGTCGCGAGTAAACGTCCACTCGTCATTGATGTTGTCTGCCAGGAAGTAACCCGCGGAAGGAGTTGCAACCACAGTAACACTTGCGCCGGCAGCAATGGCCGCCTGTGCGCCAGTAGACATGGTCACGCCAGTGTCCTTGTTCTTGTAGACAACACCAGTAGTAGCGACGATAGTCACTACACCAGTGCTAGCTACGAAGGTCGGAGCATTCGGGACCACAATAACGTCCGTGCCAGCAACCTTCTTGAAGATGAGTGCGGACTTTAGCTTGGTAAGAGCACCAGACAGACGTGTCTCCATCAGGTACTTATACTGGTTGTAGTCGATGTCAAACTGATCGAATGTCGCGATCTCGCCGCCTCGGTTGGTACCGACGTTGTAATCCTGCAGGTTCACCAGAATGGCCAGAAGATTTGACTCGCCCTCCATGACCTCGACAGGAACAATTCGATCCACACGCAATTCAGCAGCCAGTTCATCCATCGTTCGGTAAACTCGACGACCAACAGCATCACGCAAAGTCAGCATCTTGGCGATGACCACCTCAGTGGTGAACATCGTAGGCATGCCGGTTCCCTTGTAGTATCGACGGTTTGAAATAACCGCGTCAACAAACTCAAGATAGCTCGAAGACGCATCGTCGACGTTCACATTGACCGTCATGGCGTAATAATCGTGGTCATTGAGGATCGAACGGATACCGTCACCGCTAGCAGCAGCGATCGGGTCCTTGATCTTGTCCTCGTCGTCCACAGCACGACCGTCGCCGATCAGGATAGCGCGAGCCAACTCTTCCTCAAGCATGAGTCGAATTTCGCCCCACAGCCACGCCACCACGTCGAAGTCAGTGATATCGATGATGTCATCGCGATCCAGCTTCTGCTTCTTGTAGATGGTGGTCGGACCAGTGGTCCGCTTAGACACGCCGAAGAACTCTTCCTTCTTCAGCGAACCCTTGACGTAGCCCTTTGCCCGAGCTTCATCGAGGGTCAGATCAGCCGACAGCGTTTTGATGCGGGAGAACGGGGTCTTGTGGGTACCGTTCAGGACAGCGGCAACCCATTCGGTCCGACGCTTGTCGAATTCCGGCGTAGCGGTGATCGCCTGAGCCTCAGGAAACAGAACGTCAATGTTGTCGATGTTGTGGGCAAGGGCATACTCTTCTAAAGCTTCCTTCCACGATCCGCCCTTGCGAGCACTTTCGAAGATCCCTTTGATGGCGTCATGAGTGAGGGTGTGCTTCTCACCCTGCGACGCGCCAGTCGTCTGGTCGAAGACGTTCTTCGTCACGGTGGTGTTTCCTTCCTGATGGGTGAGGTCGCCCTCGGTGGCTTCAGTACCTTCTTCGGTGCTCTCAGTGGATTCGGTACCATCTGCGGTACTCTCAGCGGTGCCGTCTTCGGTACCCGACTGAGCTGCGGAACTTTCACCGGCGTTTTCAACAGCAACACCGATCATGTAATGAACAGCATTCTTCTGTTCGTCGGTCAAAGAGTCATAGACTTCCTGAAGTGTCCGACCAGACTTCTTATCCGCGTGTTCGAACTCGAGCTCGAGACCGGTGTAGATGATGGCTTCGTCCTCGAGAGTTTCGACCTCTCCGTCGCTGTGCTGAACGGCTACGTAGTCGATAAGTGCTCCCGGATTCGCTCCAGACAGAACTAGACTAACTTCACGAATAATACCATGAAGAACCTGTTTGGCCTTACCAATCATCTTCTCGACAAGCGCATTCGCATAGATCGAAAGCGAGTTGATATCACCATGTTCGACGAGCGCCTTGGCAGTCAAACCAGCCGGCGTGCCATTGAAATAACCGTCGCAGTAGACTCCGTCTTCGCGTGCATGTAGAAGAACGTGACCTAAAATGTTTTCCGGGGTATTGTGACCGTGCTGCCAAACTAGAGGAACCTGAATGCCATCCATGTGTTTAAACGCTTCGGCAGTGATAGTTCGTCCGTCGGAGCACTTGAGACCAGCCTTAGTGGCGTAACCGCTGAAATCAGCTTCCATTTTGACTGTTCCCCTCCTTTTCTGTCTGTGTTGAATTGGTTTGCTCCGACGGAACCTCTTCTGGTTCCGGCATACTGGTATTCCGGAGCTCGTCGGACTTCGGATCCTTAGAGGGCTTCCATCCAATAGCAGTCCTCATATCATTGGGGGAAGCTATCTCACCTCGGATGAAGACATCGGCGATCTCGGCCACCTCACTGATAGGTACCAGCTTGAATGGATCACGGAACGCCATGATCGATTGCTTCTGTGTACGGGCAGTCTTGGTTAGGAAAGCGCGACGCATGGCCTCCATGACGCTTGTAACAAGCGGCTCGATCGTTCGATTGTGGTAGTTCAACATTGTCTTCTCATCGGCTGTGCCATTCATAACGTTGGCAGTTAAGCCTAGCTGGTTGTAAAGCAGCTCCATAAGAAGCTCAACCTGCTTGAGAAGATTGTTTTCGGCAGGACGATTAAGTTGTGTGATCTTCTCGGTGGCATCGACATAAGCAATGCCGTATTTACTACCACTGAGTTGATGCTCAAGATCTGTCCTTCGATGCGCTGCCTGCTGTCGTCGTGACTCAGATTTAACCGCATATGGTAGTTGAATGATGATGTCAAGCTTTCCAGAGCTCGATTGGTCATCGACAATGTCGAGAAGACTCAGTTTTCGAAGTAGTCTCTGAAGAGTTGAGTTATACTCATTCATAACGTTATACATCGGATTCTCAACGATCGCAACGTACTTCTTTTCTAAGGTGATCTGTTCTTTACGACCTTCACGTTCGTTATACACGTTCAAACGAACGTGATACGGTTCCCAACCAACAATTTCACCAACCCGTATTGTTTTAACATCAAATCCACCAATGGAAGGATTCAATGTTGTGTCGACGGGAACAAGGCCAACAACGCCCCTGTCAAATAATGTCGTGAAGATATCCTGGCGGAAGTGCCGAGCGGCTTGGTCGAGATTAGCTTCGACCGTAAGACAATCTTGTAGACCACTCTTGATATCTTCCGCATAACGACCTTCATCGTCGAGTCGAACGTGTCGAAGATCTGCTGCTGCCGCATCGATGGCTAAACGCGTATAAATCGAGGATATGATTGAGCGTTCGTTTGAAACTCGAAGGCGTACTCGATCGGGTCGCGTACCGAAACTAGCCGCAGCTGCCGCCGAATGAATTTCACGATCAACGTTTATGAACGCGTTCCATGCGTGTTTCAAACGGTCAAATATAGCCATATGTCACCTCCCTTCCAGGAAGAAGTTCTTGGTTAGGAGTGCTACGTCAACATGACTCCAGCTGCACGAAGCTTAGCGAGGAGAAGATTGAAATCGACTACCATGGCTGGTAAAGTGGCAGCAACACTATCGACCTGAGCTGCAACAACTTTAGCTCCAGCGAGAGCTACTCCAGCTTCGTTAAAGAGCGAAACGCGCTCCATTTGTTGATTCGGTGTTGGCGAAGTTTGTGGAACGACAGCTACCTGCTTGACGACCTGATTCATCGAACAGTCTCCTTAAGATTTTCGAGTTATAGGAATATAACTTACAAACGCCGAGCAGCAGAGACAGCTGCCACACCACTAAGCATTGTTGTACCTGCAATAGCCATTACGGTTACTACTGTCTCTGAACCATGTTTAGTTTGATTTGCTAGTTCATAGTCGGTATTTAACTTTTCTCGAGTATTATTTAGTGTTTTACGTGCTTCACGACGGCCAATGATATGCCGATCACGCTTGTACTTAGTCTTTGCCGACTTGTAATCGCGTAGAAGTTGGCCACTTGCGACTCGCGCGCGAGCTTGATCGATAGATGCGTTTCGCTCCACACGATCCCGCTGACGAGAAGCCTTGTTCAAACCACGCATTTCTTTACGATGCTCACGTCGAACACCCCACTTCATGCCTCGAGTGCCGAAGTGTTCGAAAACTTCTTCAGGAGATCCAGGTTTCGTCTTGTAATCCATGTAACACCTCCTGTCAGCGGAATATTACTCGAACGCCTCCTTGTTTACTTTGTAAGCTACAAAGGCATCCATCATTGCGGATACGTTGTCGATCTTCTCCTCGTAACGACGTTTGAGAAGTTTACGGTTCCCATTAGTATCTTCGATGGTAATAGCATTACCCATCGCGAATTGCATCAGAGCTTGATCGAAAAGCAGGAGACGCTGTCCGGCTAGATGTTTAAGCTCACCAAGAGGCACGGATTCCGTTCTAGCACCCTGCTGAACTTTCTCTATCCCGAATGGCCCATTCTCTACTTCCCAACGAGCAACAAACTCTTTGGCATTATACGGGTCAAAGCCAAGAGCTCGAACATCATAGTTCGATGCTTCGATAAACTGTTCGAGGTCATCGTAAACCTCCATCATGTCGAGAATTGTTCCCTCAAGCACGTGAAGACTGCTTTCATTGAGGAATTCTTGATACTTCTGGCGCATGGCGCCAGGTAGCTTCTTAAGCGTCAACGAAGTGATATAGCTCCTCGTCTTTACTCCAAACTGACCGTTTGGCAACGGAAATAAGAATGTAAACGCACAGAAGTCGTCGCCTTGGGAGAGGTCAGCTCCGAGAGCGCATGGCATCTCCCAAAACTCTCTTGGGCGATGCGTTAAAGTCTCTTCGTAAGTGAAGAAGTAAGTGTAGCCCTCCATCGGAATGCCAAACCGCTTCGCCAAAATATCGTTTCGAGATGCTGGAGCATTCTCAGCTCTTTCAACGTCAAGTTGGTACGTTTCATAAGAAACCGTTAACCCAAGGTTCGGATTGGCTTTTTGCCACATTGCTGGATTTCCGACCTCTTCAAGTTCATCAAGTCGATAATGCCAAATGGAAATATGTGGAGCTTTGTATTCGCCTTTCAGAATCTTAGCGAGTTCTAACTTAATTGTGTCACCAGAACCATTTCGAACCGTTCCTTCTGAACTTATGGCTACAATTAACCAATCGTCCAGTTTTGAGGCTCCTTGCTCTACAGCACCAACAACATCTTCCCTAAGATCGCCGGATAACCATTCGTCAATTGTACTGATCTTTGGACGAAGACCTTGTAGCTTGGCAATCGACATCGGCCGAACCTCAAGAAGCGATCCAGTAAGGAAGTTTTCAATTCCCTTCTTGGTACTTACTAGTTTCTGACGTAATGCACGGTTGCCTGTTGTGTTCTGCAAGCTGCCTTCGGTCAAGAACTTGAATAAAGGTCCTCGACTACGTGTGATAGCCGTTCTGAACGGCGACATTACCTCGTCAGCCTGCTTCATCGTTGGAGCCGTAGTAATCTGATGCGTAGTCGAGGTATCGACATTAAGAAAATAACTCTGTATACACTCAGCATACATAGACTTGGCTGAGCCACGTGCTACAATCAGATACTGCTTTGTAGTCAAGCGCGTCTTAATGGTTCGTTCAATAAAACGTCCTCCACCGTGGTTATCGGGCTCGAAAATACTCCTTTGAACGAAATAATACCAACCAAAGATCTGTTCGGCCCAAAGTTTGAATGACGGAAGCAAATATAGATCACTACCATCGGTCAAGGTGAGTTCGTTCTCACAGTAACGAACGAAGCCTTCAACTGCTTGATCATCATAGTAGATGTTTAGATTGGCAATTAGCGCATCGATGCGGTTCATTTCGAGTGAAATCTCTCTATTTACCGGAATATCGCCACGCAGCACTGCCTCACGAAACTTACCGTAGTAAATCGGCGTCGCCCGATTCGACAGTGCCATTACCAATCCTCCCTTCTAATTGATTAACGTGACAACAGATAGCACTATCACAATCACTAAAGAAATACCACTTACAACTGCATTATAATTCAAACGAGCTTCGCCATGACCAGCACGAGAACCTTGAGCCTGTGTGACGAAAGACGCTAAAGGGCTAACTAACGCTTCGACTTTCTCAGTCAAAGCTCTTAAATCAGCCTTAGTGGCATAATCGCCACGTTCTGACTCAATCTGAGTCCTAAGATTATTGGCTCTCTCATCCTTGTATGTCTGGTCTGCACGAGCAAGAGCGAGTGCGTCACGATCTGCTTGTTCTTTAATCTGTAACGCTTTTTCTCGTTCTATACCAACTTCGGTGTAACGCCGATCCCTCTCATCGAAAAATTTCGCGCGCTCTGCCGCGACTTGAGTGTAACGACGTTCACGCTCTTCTTGAAGCGCCATAAGATGTATAAACAGAGAAATTTTGACTCCGGGATCGGACGTTACACTCATTGGCAAACTCCTTTGTGATTACAGAGCGAACCACTTCCAGGATGTCGGCACGACGCTGTAGGTCATGGCGATAGAACTTCCCGGACGCAGGAAGAATGCACCAACAACGCGACCTGTGGTTACGCCATCGACAGCGACGACTGTCACTGTACCACCAACAACCTCGACCCACATCACATAGTCGGAGTCGTTGGTTACTGCCACCGTGGAGGCAGGGATTGCTGGCTTGCCAGACCAGTCGCCGACTGGCTTACGCTCTTCGGCCGCGGCCAGAGTCGTCTTGAGCTGATCTACGTCAACCATGGTAATCTCTCTTTCTACTTCTTGAGTGCGTTGGCGAGGAGACGTGATACTTGGTCATTAGCTAGTTTCGTTGCCTGCTGCTTGCCGACACCGACTAGAACTTCGCCAGCAAACTTGCCGCCAGCTCTGGTGATCCTTGCTCCTCTTGAAGGAGGAACAACACGCGAATATTGTTGCTCAAGATTCATTCGATCGACAAGCGTCTTGAGCTCCGCATTGCTTAGTGCCTTGACGCCGCCTTTTCGTGCTTTCGAAGCAGCATTCGCAGCTGTGGTATAGTCTTGCGATGCACCTTTATTGGCTTTCGCTGCACGCGCAAGTTGACGATTTGACCGACGAATACCCCATTTCATTCCGAGAGTTCCGTAATGCTCGATTGTGTCTTTCCCAAGAGCACTCATGTAGGCTTGATCTTCGTCCCATCCGTATCCGTCATCTAGACGCCACTCGGGACCTTCGAAGTCATCAATCCAAAGAGCTACCGTATCGAAGTTGACCCAATTAATACCCGGGTAATCGCGTTCGTCCTCATGCGCGGGCGACTCTGGATAACCGAGCGTCAAATGTGGAATCCACTTGGGGAATTGTTCGATCGAATCATAAGCCTTTCGAATGGTGGGATTTTTGAGAAGATAAGTTCGAACCTCCTCGAGCTTCTTGACACCATATCTATGAAAGAACAAGACGTCTGCTTCTTCTTCTCCCAGCGTATCTCGGCGTTCAACCGATAAACCAAATCGACACAATGAAGTATCAACAACATGATCGATATAATCTTCAACGGCAGTGGTGTCTTCCATCGATTCGTCAAGGAATAAAAGCGTTAGGTGGGGCACCTTCTCGCTTGAGATCTTCCACACATAGTCATCCTGTGCAGGAATGGCTACAATTGCTACTCCACGCATGGGGCCTCCTTCCGCTTAGAAAAAGCTCATGAACGCTGCTTTAAGAGCTGGATCTGAACCTCCTCCTACGATTTGAAGGATGAGATTATCCACTGTCTGCGACTGAGACGCATCAGCAACAACCAGAATATGGTGTTGAAATAGCGATAGGCTTTCGACTGTCTGGGCTTGAACTGCATCAGCGATTGTCAGAATATGATGTTGAAACAGTATAAGATTGTCAACAGTTTGTTGTTGAACTGCGTCAGCAACTGCGAGAATATGGTGTTGTATCAATACTACGTTATCAACAGTTTGTTGTTGAACCGAATCAAATACGACGAAAACGCCAACTGGAACAAGAACTACGTTATCGATTGTTTGCAATTGAACCGCGTCAGCAACTGTCAGAATATGATGCTGAAGCAGTACAAGATTGTCAACAGTTTGCAATTGAACCGCGTCAGCAACTGTCAGAATATGATGTTGTATTAGTGTTAGATTGTCAACAGTTTGTACCTGAGACGCATCAGAAACTATCAGAATATGATGCTGTACTAGTACTAAGTTATCAACTGTCTGAGCTTGAGATGCATCAGCAACCACAAGCACCTGATGATGAGCTAACACTAAGTTATCGACCGTCTGTGCCTGAGCCGCGTCAGCAACTGTTAGTACTTGATGCTGAGTTAATACTAGGTTGTCGACCGTCTGAGCTTGTGCTGCATCAGCAACTACAAGCGTAACGGCCGAGTTCGTAGTTAGAACAACATTGTCAACAGTTTGAGCTTGAGCCGCGTCAGCAACTGTTAGTACTTGATGCTGAGTTAATACTAGGTTGTCGACCGTCTGAGCTTGAGATGCATCAGCAACCACAAGCACCTGGTGCTGAGTTAATACTAGGTTGTCGACCGTCTGAGCTTGAGATGCATCAGCAACTGTAAGTGGAGTAGCAGCGAGGGGGCGAACTGCTATTAGAAGAGCTGAGTTACCAGCAGCACCCACGTCGAGCGACCAAACGCCTACATTTTCCGAAGCGGTATTAAGTTGTCTGAACGCAACTGCACCTTCTAGAGCCCCGATCACATCGCCGCCGATGATTCCAGATTCTAGGTAGTTGGTATAATTTGTTGGAGCAGCTGTGATACCAGTAAATGAACCGGTGAGTGAAATTTCACCATTAACGCCGACAGCGATCCAAAGCGTATCCTCGGATGCCCAATCCGCCGGATCAAGCGCAGCTGGATCAGCAGCAGCTGAAGTTCCATTGGCTTTAGCAGTAGCCGTGGGTAGAGTTGTTTTATGCGCTCCCGGAATCTCCATGAGGAACATTACTGAACGAGTTGACCCAACGGTGGTAACTGTGAATGTACCTGACTCGGAACCGGTGGCATCTAACTTATATGCTGCACCAATAGATTGAATCGTAGTCGAGTTAGCAGACTGATCAATAAACTCAGTAAAGCCACCGCCCCATGCACTGAACTCGGCATTAACAGACCCGCCAAGATATGTAACGATAATGGCCAATAGCAGAGCGCCGGGTGTATTCGGCAAGTTCGACTGATTGGGGAACGTATGCGTCGTAGTGGCAGCAGCCTGACTAGATTGTAAGAGTGAAGTCGCGGCCGCCGTTGGAATGGCCGGGAACGCCATAGTTCACCCCCCTAAGTGTCTAGACTTGTGATCATCCAGATCACGTAGGATCAAGCACCTCGATGTCAAACGCCGGAATATCGACAGTACCCGCGGCTACGAGCGCCTGACTCGTACACGTAGTAACATACCGTAACGTTGAGTCAGTTGTGCGAGCAATCACAACATGTGTTGCGGTACCACTCGCATCAATTACTACTCCAGGCTTGGCGGCGACAGTTACCTTGCGACCTGAAACGTCGCCGTTCGCCTTGGTGAAGTCAGTGTCTGGAGTTAATGCAACGTCAGCGAGAGATACAGCCGCTATGCCTGCATAGTTCGCTGGCTCACCCGAGCAAACGTGCATAATGTTGCATTGATCGATGTAATCGAAATAAGCGTCGATAGTGGCATCGGGGGCTGCTTTAGCCATGACTTCCTCCTAGAAGTTTTTCGCAAATGCGAGTAAGCACCAGGCTGATTGGGTATCCGACCAGCGTAATCCAATGAACGATGATGAACCAGGAGTTGTTGATACTCCATCGTAGTAGCTGTTCGGATCCAGAATTGCACCGTTTAAAGTTAAATTCCAGCCTCCTGTACTATCTTGAACAACCTCGATCATCAACCGAGTAGCACCAGTTCCAGGATTTGCTGGGGCTGGAAGTTCGTAATCAGCAATTAGGACAACGACCGAATCATCTGTAGTAGAATCATCGATCAACGTTTGAACAAGTGGTTCGTTCAGAAAATATGGCAACGAAGTCCAATAGTTAACCCCATCGCCAATCTTCAGTTTGCCAGTATCACTTTCAATACCAGGTTCACCGGAAGATAGAATTGGATTATCGGTTGTCCATTCAGCTGCAGGTCCGCGGCGAAGCTTGAAGGTGTAGGTCATGGTGAACCTCCGTCCAGAACCAAATTATCTTCAAGTTCAGGCTCTACAAGGTTCGGATCGACCCACTGGGTCTCTTCGCGGTAAGCATTGATCCGCCACTCAAGCTCTTTGATTTGCGAATTAAGCGCTTCGACCAAATATGCCGTCTGTGGAGGATCGAACATAATGCGAACCTTGAGATAGACATAAGTTCGAATCGCGTTATAGCGAGAATCAGTGCCGTAGAAGGTGGCCCACACGGCAGTATCATCCTCGATCATGAATCCGGCTTCTGGTCCAATGCCGAGTTGGTTTAGCACGGCGAAGGCTGTGTTGATGTGGATCAGAATATCGAGATCGAAGGCGATGTAATCTGCGTCGATCCCGAGAACCTTCTTAACACTTTTGAGGATACTTTCCTCCATGTTGGCCACCTCCTTCGGTGGATTAGTAGGTAAACAGATGCGCCCAGTCGTCAGACCAGAACTGGCCGTAATAACTAGTAGACGACGCGTAGAACCGCTTCTGCCACGCAGTAATAGCGGCAACTGAATTATTGCCAAGGATACCATCTGGAGTTCCGCAATTGAATCCAAGAGAGTTCAATCGCTCTTGGATCGCTTTGCAATCTGGACGTTCATTAGCATACCATCCGCCGTGCGATTCGTTAGGGCCCAAGTAATGGCCGAACCAATGACCCGACGGCATGTATGACGGCCAGGACCGACGCAACACCGGAACGTATGATGGAGGCACTGATGTCCACAAATATGCTCGTTGATCGACTTTTGACCGATACCACGAGATGTGCGACCAATGGTCATGTCCTGAACCACTGTATCGCTGCAAATTTCCAACGCCATTCCAGCGAGCCCAGTAGTAGACTGGCTGATCTGCCCAAGGCTGCCCAATGAATTCACAGATCATCGGAAGTTCGCCGCGCATAAGTCGCGCGAGAACGTCACGATGCTTGGCCCTTAGTCCTTCGTCCCTGCGATGAGAGAAGTCTCCCGCGCAGGCGTATGACCAATTGACGTATGGCCCATCAGAACCATTTGGATCACGCCAACGTGAATAGTCACCTGAACCAACCTCACTGGCGGCTAGATGGAATCCGAAGGTGTGTCCAACATCGCCAACGATACCCGAATTTCCTCCGCCAAGTGCTGTCCAATCAGACATCTCGGCAACAACAACCGGAGCTGCGACTCCCATCAGACACCACCCTCACTCTTAGGAGGACTCTCGCGATTGAGACGAGAAGCAACTTCATCGATCTCATCCTGAGACAGATTTTCGGTCCAATCCTCCGGCGGAGAATTTCCAGGATCTGGTGCCGGCTTCGGCTCTTCAGTTTCGCTCATTACTCTTTCTCCTTCCGTTACCAAAGTTGAGTGTCACCAGCACTCCTCGGAATATATATCTGAGGTAGTTGCCGTTCGTCACCATAGTGGATTGCGTTGTGAGTTGAAAGCGTAGTCGTGATTAGAAACTCAGGATCTAGTATCGAGTCGTCTCCATTCTGGATCTCTTGAGACGTCATCGGATTCATGTGATGGATGTAGAGTCGACTATGAATCTCAAAGCCCTCAACACCTAGATCGCATCCGAGGTCTCTGGCAATAACATGTTGACGAACTTGGCGCCATTCGTGTGACCGATAGAACTGTTGGTTCATCCATCGATCGAATCCGAATGTGTCTACTCCGACAAACCCGTTGAGTTTCAGATAAGAAAAACGATCTTGGAGGGTATCAAGTCTACGAAGTTCTCTGTATGACTTAATCCTCATAGTGGTCTCCGTCTGGAGGGACTTCCTGACCCGTGTAAGAACGCATCGCTGTTATAGCATTCGCAATGAGCTCTTCGATCCGGCTCGTGGCAGCTAGCGCACCCGTCTTAGCTTTGAGTAGCTCATTCTCATGCTCGAGACGTTGCTGTTCTAGCTGCTCACGAGTCGAACCCAGCTTGAGGTAGTGGCTAATCACCTGTGCCGAGGCTGTCCCACTCCTCAACTGTTGTTCGGCGAGGTCTACAGCCAGTGTAATCA